CGTGATCGTCAAATACTTCGAGGTCATCGTCGCCGGGAAGCCCGCCTCGAAGCTGATGATCTTCGGCGACAGCCAGATGGAAGGCCCGACGCTGGGGGCCAACTACACAAACGCAGTCTCGCGGCAGATCAGGACGGCTATTGATGCGATCCACGGCAGCGGATCGTGCATCATTTCGGCTCGTGGCGGCGACGAAAGTACGAACATGCTTTCGCGCCTGGAATGGAACCTGATGCTGTTCCGCCCGCAATACGTCATGCTTGCGCCGGGCACCAACGACGGCAACACGGCGACGTGGACCGCCAATCTCCTCAAGATGATCGACATTTGCCGCCGCCAGGGCGCGATCCCCATTGTGCCGAAAGTTCTGCCCTATGGCGTGATCGCCAGCTACACCGGACTGGTCGCCGGATCGGGCGGCACGAACGGCACCTATGCGGCCATCTTCACGGGCGGCGGCGGGACCGGCATGGCCGCGACCATCACGGTCGCCGGCGGCGTAGTCACCGGCATCGCGTGGACGGCGGCCGGCAGCGGCTACGCCACGCCCCCGACGATCAGCTTCGCCAACTGCACGGGCCTAACAGGTGCGAGCGCCACTATCGTCCTTGGCCCCGATCAGGCCATTAAAAACACCATGAACGCGGCGATCGACGCCCTGACGCTTGGGGCCGATGTGCAAACGACCAACTGGCACTACTGCGTCACAGTCGGCAACGACGGCTTCACCATCGACACCGCGCGTTATGACGGCGACCTGATCCACATCATCAACGCGGCCCACAACGATCTGTTCGCCCAGACGCAGATAGACCTCCCGTTCCTGTTCTACTAGGCCGTCAGACTCGGTGTCCGCGTAAGGGATTGCGGGCACCCTTCTGACCCCCGAAAGTCAGCGCATGTTGAACGAAATCAACGGGGTATAGCCGCCGAACCAGCGGCTTCCTACGCGGGATTTCCGTTGCTGTGTAACGGTTTCCGGGCCACCGTCAGACTCTGATCTGACCGGCCGTCAGACTCGTGCGCCCGGTTCGTTCTCACGCGATCCCCCGTTTGGCCTGCGCGTTGGCGGCGACCTGCCCGTCGCGCGGCAGGTAGACCGACAGGATCGAGACGACGGATGACAGGGCGTGCCCGGTCACGGCGGCGATCTCTGACGGCGTGCAGCCGGCGCGGGCAAGCTGGACGACGCAGGAGTGTCGGAGCCAGCGCAGCAGCAGCGCCTTGCCCTTGGACTTGGTGCGGATGGCGGCGAAGGACTTGGCCAGGCTCTGCTCAGTGTAGGCCTTGCCCGTGCGCTCGTCGCGGAACAGGAACAGGTGCCCGTCCCCGGCGGCGGCCAGCATGACCCGCAGCGCGGCGCTGACGGCGATCGTGACCTCCGACCCGGTCTTCGACTGCGCGAAGCTGAAAACACCCGTGGCGGCGTTGTATTCGGCGCCCGGCCGCATGGCGCGCACGTCCGTCATGCGCTGCCCGATCTCCCAACTCAGCAGGACCACCAGCGCCAGGCTTTCGCGCCCGTGCTCGCGACAGGCCGCGACGTAGAAGTCCACGTCCGCCTGCTCCCAGATCGTGACCTTCGACTCGGCGCCCTTGATGCGGATGCCCGCGCAGGGGTTGTCCTGCCGCCAGCCGGCCGCGACCGCCTGATCCATGATCAGCCGCAGCACCTTGTGCAGATGCTTCTTCGTGGTCGCTCGGCCGTTGAACATGGACAGCAGCTTCTCCACGTCCGAACGCACAAGGCGGGTGGGGTCGGGGTCGCCGGCCACTTCCGACCACCGCAGGACGTGGTTGATGTAGGTCTGGTAGTGCGTCATCGACCGGGGCTTCAGGTCGGCCCAGGAACTCGACTGCTGCCACAGCCGGATCAGCTTGGTCAGCGTCCGCTTGTTGACCGACTCGTCGACCGCGCGACCGTCGCGCTGGCGGATCAGCTTGGCGTACAGGTCGGCCGCGTCGCGCTGGATGGCGGCGATCTCGTGCCCGTTGTCCAGGTCTCCGCGGCGCGCGCTGTCAGTCAGCGGGAGCGGAATGGCCGGAGACCAGCCGGAGGGGCGCAGGCGCGGCGGCACCTCGAACAGCACGCGGAATGTCCCGTCCGCTCGGGGGCGGATCGTGACGTATTTTCCGAGTTCGAGCTTGACGGAAGGCATCGGGGTCGAAGTCCCACGGGCTGGTTTCCGGCGCATCATCGTTCATCCCCAGGGCTTTGAAAACTGCGTCTCTGTCGAACAGGTCTTCCCGGCCACGATCGACCGGCGTGATCTTGAGGGCGCCAGAGCGGCGGCGCCGGGCCAGGGTCTTCTTGCCGTATCCCGCCAAGGCGCAGACCTGCGCGGTGGTCAGGCGGCGCGGAAGATCCTGCGGCGCGGTCATCAGCCGGCTGCCTCGGGCTTGGGAGCGGCGGACAGGAGGGCGTCAGCCCGCGCGATGATGTCGTTGAACCGGAAGCGCGCTTCTCCCCGGCTTCCCGCTTCAAAGCCTCGGTCGGCGGCGTCGCGGATGCACTCAACGATCTTTTCCCGCGTCGGCCCCTCCCTCTCCATGGGACCGGCTAGGGCTTCGAGACGGTCGGCGAGGGCGACCAGCAGCCGGTCGGTCGCGGTCTGCGCGGTGACGCCAGCGTTGGCCCGCGCCTGTTCAATCAGTTCACGATCACCCATTACGGCGGCTCCTGTAGAGGGCTTGGACGGCTTGGACGGCCTTGTCAGTTCCGGCTATCCATCCGCCTTGATGCTCGAAGCAGTTGTCGGAGATTGCGTCCTGCACCTCCTCTTCACTCGGCTCCGGGGGGCCGGCGATCAAGGCGCGGAGGGCAGCGATATCCGCCCGTGTTCGGGTGGCGCGCTCCTGCCAGATGACCGAATGTCCTTGGGGACAGTCGTCGCCGTCCTCATGGCCGCTCGCCCACTCCTCCCAAAACGACAGGCGATCTTCCGCCCACGCCCTCGCTTGTTCATAGCTCACGGTCATCGTTCGTCTTCCCCCGCAGCACTCCACCCGTGCTCAACGGGCCGCGCATCGCCAAGGGTCACGGCGAAGGCGAACAGCGCGGGGACCATATGGCGCACGGCCATCATCACGCCGTCCGCCGCTTCCCGCGATACGAACCGGACGGCTCGGTTGGCGTCGGTCGTCCAGAAAAACTCGTGGACCCCAAGCGTGCGCGTGCCGAGATAATGCGGCCCTGGCGCTTCAATCAGCCATGCGAAATCGGTCATCGTTCGTCCTGTGGGTTGGTTGAGGGGGTGCCGTGCAGCGGGCAGTCGCTGTTGATCCAGAATGGGCCGGGCCCGCGACCGTGGCTGTTATCGAGGACCGGGCAAGCGCAGCCCTGTTTCCGCGCGGCGTCGGAGCCTGGGTTCGGCTGGTTGATCTGAACCATCACTCCCCTCCCTTGGCTGGGGTGTTGTTGTTCGTCCCGGGAACTTTCACCGCAGCCTGTTTTGCACTGGAAAGGGCGACTTCAACGGCTTTAGTAAGGTCATGCGCGTTGATGAAGGTTGGGCGCGGATCGAGAGCGGGCTTAATCCGGTTAGCCCTATCGCAGGGCGAACAGACCTCTAGAACCCGGTTCAGCAACAACGAAATAGACGGCTTTTGGCACTGTGGGCAGATCGGGAGGTGATCCATTAGAGCCCCCCGATAACGGCGAGAACTTCATCCAGACTGACGTAGGTTTCCCATTGACCGCCGATCCTTTCCTTTCGGGTCGGAATGGTTCGGATCGCCCCCTCCAGTGCAGAGCAGTCCGTCAGTGCGTGGTCCCGGGACGAACCCTCATCGCTCTTGGGCGTCGCGGTAGGGAGGGGTTGATCTGCGAGGAGGGCTCTGGCGGCGAGGGTCGCGGCTTGCAGTTCCTCGGCGTATTCGTCCAGATCGTCCGTATCGAGGTGCTGAACCCCGTAGCAGTCGGCAGCGTTCGCCAGTCTTTCCAGTGCGGCCGCTACCCCTGAACCCCCTACTTCCTCTGTAGAGAGGAGGGCCAGGATGGCGTCGGCTTTGTCGAGTGATGGCTTGGTCTCGATGCTGATCTCTACGCGCATGGCGTCGGCAAACGGGCCGTTGCTATGCCGGTCGCAGAAGGCCCACGCTTTCGGGTCGATGATCCGCGCCAACCTCTCTCTAGCTTCGTTTCTGTTGGTCATTGGGTGGGTCCAGTGCTGGTTTGTTGGCGATCTCCGCAGCGGTTTTCAATCATGCGCGCCAGTTCGCGGCCCCGGTCGGTTCCCTCGATGGCGTTGGCAGCGTCTTTGACGTAGCGGGCACACTTCAGAAGCTCAGTGTTACTGGCCTCCAGCTTGGCGATCTTGGACCGTTGCGCGTGGGCCGTCTCATCCCGCTCTCGCAGGGCATTGGCAGCATCGGCGAGCGCGTTAACCGCGTCGTGCGCGTCGAGCTTGAAGCTGTCGCCCTCGGGATATTGAGCGCGGATAATCTTCATGAAGTCGCGGGCGGCGATCAGGCGTTCGATCAGGGCGCTCATGCTGCGCCTGCCTTGGCGAGAGCGGCGTCAATCTCGTGGACCCACTCCTCATCCGTCCCTTCCGCCTCGCTCCATCGCGAGCCCTTGAGGTCTAGGATTGTTTGACGCGCGCCTACCAGAGCATCCACCAGATCAGGAGCAGCGGCGATCAGGCGGGCGTTGGCACGGCCCGTCTCGCCTTCCCATTCGAACCGGCTGAGGCCCGGAAGGCCGATGTTCGCGTCGGTGTTCGCTGACACCCAGCCCCACGACTCGCCGCTGGTCGCGGTATGGCGGTTTGTGCGGAGGCGCCAGGGCCCCGGCGTCCAAGCTGGCGCGCTCATGCTTCACCCGTAAGAGCTTGGCGGGCGGTATGAGCGGCCTTGAAGTCGCCTCTGGTCAGCGCGGTTCGGCGGTTGCCGATGCCCTCGATGAAGAACAGGGGTGTGTCGTCAGGTATATCGCGTGCGAACAGCCACTGCCCAACGTCCCCGAACGGCTCCAGCGCCCCCCTCATCACTTCCACCTGTCGGAGGGCGGAGAGGATGGTGGGGAGGTTGGTGATCAGTTTGTTGCGGAGATTGGCGTTCGCCTTGGCGCGGTCATCCCACGATCCATCGTCGGACGCCTTCGCCAGCGCCTCGATCTCGTCAGCAAGTTCAGATGCAGTGGTCGGGCCCTGGGCCATGCGAAAGCGTCTCCTCGTCTGTTCGACGGGAGATTGTTGCTATCTGCATCGCATGTCAATCGAGAATTAGCAGTCGCCGCGTTGCGGTGTGAAACCGTAGCCTGGGTTGACGCAGGCCTTGCGTGACTCATGGACGCGCCACGCCGGGATGCTGATGATCACAAGCAGGAGCACGGCGATCAGCCGCTCTATCCAGATCCGGCGGCTCATCCTTCTGTCCCCGTCTTGCCGCCGGCCAGCACGCGCAACAACTGCACGGCCTGCTGGCGTTCCGGCGCCGACAGTGTGTCGTAGACCGACCAGAGCCCGTCAGGATCAGTCGGATTGCGCATGATCAGGTCGGCCGGCGAGCAGCGCAGCGCCTCGGCCGCGTGCTCTAGGAACGGCTCGTCATAGCGGCGCTTCCCATTCTCGATCAGCGCCAGGTAGGAGCGGGCCATGCCGATGCGCTCGGCGAGCTGTTCCTGCGTCAAGCCGCGGTGCTTACGCCACTCTTTGATATAGTGCGCCATCGTGGTCTCTCCGTTGCCTTCCGCAACAGTACCCCGCAAACCTAAACGCGTCTGTCTCTGCCAGCAACATCATACCCCCTTGACGGGAATGTTGCAGATGGAGACAGTGCGACTCATGAAACTCCAAACCCACATGGACACCCAAGGACTGAAGGACAAACAGGTCGCCGCCGATCTCGGCGTGGCCCGGTCCTTCGTCTCCCAGATTCGCCGCGGTCAACGCGAGCCGTCGCTGAAGCTGGCCGTGGCCATCGAGCGGTGGTCCGGCGGCGCCGTGACGCCGGCCGAGCTGCTGGTCGAGACCTGATCATGGCGCGGGGGGCGACCATCAGGACGGCAGGGAAGCGGGAGACCGACTTCCAGTCGCTGCACATTCCCGTGCCGCCGTCCGTCAACTCGCTCTACCGCAACCTGCCGGGCCGCGGCCGGGTGAAGACCAAGGACTACAGCGCGTGGTTCGCGCAGGCCCGCAACGTCGTGCGGCTTCAGAAGCCCGGCGTCGTGCGCGGCCAGGTCGTCATCATCCTGTGCGTCGACCGCCAGGGCATCGGGTCCGACTTGGACAACCGCGTGAAGGCGCTGTTCGACCTGATCGTGAAGCTGGGCGTGATCGAGGACGACTCCAAGGTGCTCGCCTTCTGCACGGCCTGGGCCCCGAAGACACCGGAGAACATCGTGCGCCTCGCGATCATGCGGGCCGGCGACTTCTCCGTGAAATACCGGCTGTTCGCTGACGGTGCGAGTGGCGGCTGGTTCCTTGATGCACCGGAAGAAGAAGGGGATGCCTGACAATGGCGATCAACATGAACAGCCTCAGGAAGGTGCGGGCCGATGGGCCGCCGCGCGTCCTGATCTACGGCCCGCCCAAGATGGGCAAGACCACGCTCGCCGCCGAGTTCCCCTCGCCGGTGTTCATCCAGACCGAGCAGGGCGAGAGCGGGAGCCTTGTGCTCGACTCGTTCGGCCACCTTCAGACCTATCTCGAGGTCGACGAGGCGCTGATCAGCCTGTTCACCGAGGACCACAGCTACCAGACCCTGGTGGTCGACTCGCTGTCCGAGCTGGAAAAGCTGATCGTCACCGAGACCTGCCGGCGCAACGGCTGGAAGAACATCGAGCAGCCTGGCTACGGCAAGGGCTACGTCGCCGCCGACGCCGTCTGGCAGGAGTTCGTCACGGCGATCAATATGCTGCGTCAGAAGCGCGGCATGGCCATCGTCATGATCGCCCACGCGATGATCGACCGCTTCGACGACCCGCAGACGCAGTCCTACAGCCGCTACGACATTGACCTGCACAAGAACGTGCGGGCGCTGATGCAGCGGGAAGTCGACGCGATCCTGCTGGTCAAGCAGGACGTGACGCTGCTGAAGGAAAAGACCGGGTTCGGCAACGACCGCAACATCGGCACCGGCGCCTCGCGCTGGATCTACTGCGAGGGCTCGCCCGCCTACACGGCCGGCAACCGCTACAACATGCCCGACAAGCTGTTGTTCCAACCGGGCAAGGGCTTCGAGGCCCTGGCTCCCTACTTCCCGCAACCGGCCGCTGGCGAACCCGAGACGGCCAAGAAAGAGGAGGCCGCCTGATGGCCGACGACACCTCGAACATCGACGTGCTGAACAGCACGGCGAAGTCGCAACTGCTGACGATCATCGAGCGCATCGACCGTCTCGAGCAGGACAAGGAAGCCGTCACTGGCGACCTGAAGGAAGTCTACGCCGAAGCGAAGGGCAACGGCTTCGACACCAAGATCATCCGCAAGGTGATCCGCATCCGCAAACAGGATCGTGCCAAGCGCCAGGAAGAAGCTGCGCTGGTCGACCTCTACATGCACGCCATTGGAGATTACTGATCATGGCCCAACTCGGAACGAACTTCGACCCCGCCTCGGCGCCGCCGAGCGAGAACAACTTCGACCTGATCCCCAACGGCTGGCAGCCCATGCACGCCATCGAGTCGGACGTGAACCCGACCAAGGATGGGACCGGCACGATCGTCGCCTTCACCTTCGAGATCATCGAGGGCGCGTTCAAGGGCCGGCGCATCTGGAAGCGCATGAACGTCCAGAACAAGTCGGCCGAGGCTCAGGCCATTGGCCAGCGCGAACTGGCGGACCTGTGCCGGGCTCTCGGCCTGCCGTCCATGACCAACACCGAGTCTGCGCACGGCAAGCCGCTGATGGGCCGCATCGGCGTCGAGAAGGGCAAGGACGGCTACGAGGACAAGAACACCGTCAAGGCGTTCAAGCCCTACGAGGCGGGCACCGGCTCGCCCGCGGTGGTCGCGGCTGTTGGTGGGGCTCCGGCCGCTGCTGGCGGTGCCGCCAGGCCCTGGGGTTAAGCCGATGGCCGCGCGCTTCTACTGGGTGTTCAACACCACGACGAAGGGTCAGCCGTCCGTTCGTCACGACACCGAAGCCAAGGCTCGCGCCGAAGCTGAACGGCTGGCCCGCAAGGAACCGGGTCACTCGTTCGTCGTGATGGCGGCCCTGGCGTCCTATCGCTCAGAGCCGCAGCCGCCGCCCCCGGTGTCGAAGGTGGAGCACAACACCCCGGTCTGGGTGAACCCCATCTATCGCGGTGTCGACTGGGGCCGCCTCGGCGCCTGACCTAGCCGCCCGGCGGGCCTGAGTTCCTACGCCCGCGCCCGCCGGGCTTTCCACACACCACGCTCGAAAGAGCATCGCACGAGGACCGTGACGATGAACGATAACGCACGCCCTGACTACAACGGGCAGGCCGCCGACCTGAGTTTCTGCGAGGAACTGGTCACGGCCATCGAACTTGCCGAAGCGTCGTTCCGCAAGGGCGACCGGGTCGGCGGCCTCGGCCACCTGATCACCGCCGACCAGAAGCTGCACCACGCCGTGCGGGTGGTGATCTCGTGAGCGACCGCCACGACAACGCCGTCGCCATCGAGGCCGCCGTCGATCGCTGGATCGAGGAGTCCAAGACGCACCCGGCCGGCGTGTTTCATCTGCGCCGCCGCGCCTCATGGCTCGACGATCAGCTCGGCAAGCTGGCCGCCGCCGTGGACCGCGACATGCGCCCGCCGCTGCACCTGGAAGGCCTGACCGTCTCCGACATTCACGGCGCCCAAGCCCGCCTGCTGGTGGCTGCGCGCAATCTGGAAGGGGGCCCAGGTCATGGCTGACAAGAAAATCAAGACCGCCGAAGTCGCCGCCGTGTCCGCGATCAAGGGCTTCGACAAGGACATGCGCTGCCGTGGTTATCAGTTCGCGGTGGGCGAGACCTTCACGCACGTCGGCGCGGTCAAGTCCTGCCAGAGCGGGTTCCATGCCGTCGTCGGCCATCCGCTCGCGGTGTTTGGCTACTACCCGCCGGCCGGATCGAAGTTCTGCCGGGTCACGCTGGCCGGTGCGCAGGACTCTGACGACGGCGAGAAGGCCGCTGCCG